GCGAGGGTGCCGGAAGTGAGCGTCGGCAAAGTCGAGAGCGTCGGGCAATTATCCGGCATCGCGCTTGAAATTTTGTACCAACCGCTACTCGAAAAGACCGAGGCGAAACGCGTCACCTACGGCGAACTCATCATTGAAACCAACCGGCGACTGCTGGCAATTGACGGCAAGGGCGACGACAACATCACCACTTTGCACTGGCAGCCGCTACTGCCCAAAGACGTTGGCGTGCAGACCAGCGCGGCACTCGCAAAACGACAGCTCGGCGTATCTGGCGACACGCTGATTCAAGAACTTGGCTACAACCCTGACGACGAGAAAACAAAGCGTGGCGAAGAAGTCAAGACGCTCGGCGAGGAACTCATGAGCCAGTTTGATCGTGGCTATCAGGTGATTGACTAATGACCGAGATTGAGCGCGTTCTAGCAGACTTCCGGCGACGCATTGACGCGTCCGACCGTCGCGCGCGCTCGGAGATTGCCCGTGCCTATCACCGCGCTTGGCGTAAGGTTCGCGACCGGCTCGCAAGGCTTGAACGCTACTATCGCGAAGCTAAGGAACGTGGCGAAACCATCGGCGGTGCGTGGTACTATGAAGCTGGACGCTACCGCGACCTTGAACGTCTTATCGCCGAGGAACTCGGGCGACTGGGCTCAACAGCGCGCTCTGTCACTTATCGCGAAATAGACACGCTGGTTGATGAAGCCTTGCGCTACTCTGAGCAGATGCTTGACCTTGCGCTCACCAACGCGCCTATCGCTATTCCACGCGCGACGCTCAACACAGAGGCTATCAAAGCCATGCTCGCCTACTCTCAACATGGGTCGCCACTTGAAAGGCTACTGCGCTCGATATCAGAGCAAGGCGCGAGAGGGGCACTTGACGCACTAACCGACGGCATCACGCTAGGTTACAATCCACGCAAAGTTGCCCGCTCGATCCGTGACGCGCTCGACATCACACTGACCCGCGCCTTGACCATTGCAAGAACCGAGAGCATCCGGGCATTGAGGCAAGCGCAAATGGCGTCCTACGAGGCTAACAGCGACGTGGTGAAACAATGGCGATGGCAGGCGTCGCTTGACGGCAGGACGTGCCTCGCGTGCCTCGCAATGCACGGCTCATTGCACCCAATCACCGAGAGCATGCAATCTCACGTCAACTGCCGGTGCGTGTCAGTACCGGAAACGGCAAGCTGGGAAGAACTCGGCAGGCTCGTTGGGCAGGACTGGAGCGACCTCGACCAAAGAGGCGCGCCTAATCAGGCGAGGCGACTTGACGGCGAGGCATGGTTCATGACGCTAAGCGAAGACAAGCAGCGCGCGATAATGGGCGATAAGCGCTTCAGGGCATGGCAGGACGGCGCGTTCGAGTTTGGCGACATGGCGACCAGCACGCACTCGCTTACATGGGGCGGGGGCATTCGCATCACCTCAATCAAGGACTTGCTGCCGCCAGATTATGAGGACGAAAAAGACTAGCATTTTGAATTTTAGCTAAAATGTGCTATAATAAATTTATAACCAAATAGGCGAGAAATCGCCACACGCTATTTTGCGGAATTGCGCCCGCTCGCAGGACAGAAATGCCCGGTGAGCGGGCGTTTTGCATTTAACCAAAATTACGTCACGCCGACGGGAAAAAGGCGGAAGAGGAACAGAAATGACCGACGAAGTCAAACAAAACCAAGTTGAAGAACAGACCAGCGAACAGGTGGCAAACGACACCGCGAACACCGGCGGGGCTGAAAAGACCTTCACACAAGACCAAGTCAACAGCATTGTAGCTGAAAGAGCCAGACGCGAAGCAGCAAAGCAACTTGCCAGTCTCGGCGTGTCAAGCTTCGACGAACTTAGCGCAATCGTGCAAAAGAGCCGAGAGCGTGAACAAGCCGAAATGACCGAACTGCAGAAAGCGCAAGCTGCGAATGCGGAGCTGGAAAAGCGACTGGAACAAGCCGCGAATGCACAGAAAGAACTGGCAGTGCAAAGCAGCATTGCCTCACTTAGTGCAAAACTCGGCATTGTGGACGCTGACGCTGCATATCGATTGCTCGATAAAGGAGCCATCGAATTTGACGCAAACGGCAAGCCCACCAATACCGAGGCGCTGCTCAATGACTTGCTCAAAGCGAAGCCCTATCTGGTAGGCGCTGGCACATCGGCAATGAACCCAGGAAGGGCGCGCAAGTTCAGCAGAGATGAAATCGAAAAAATGACTCCGGCTGAAATCAACAAGAATTGGGACGCGATTAAGGACTCGCTCGAAAGTGGTCGATAAAGCGTTCCACTAACATGAAAGGAATAAAATGACTCTAAACAACTTCATTCCACAGATTTGGGCAGCCCGACTGCTCTCGAATCTAAACGAAGCCCACGTTTTTGCTGGGCTTGCAAACCGCGACTACGAAGGCGACATTCGTGGTGTCGGCGATACCGTCAAGATCAACGCCATCGGTCGAGTTTCCATCGGCACTTACTCAAAAAACACCAACATGGCCGCCGCCGAAACGCTGACCGACGCTCAAACCACGCTCGTCATCAACAAGGCAGACTATTTCAACTTCCAGATTGATGACATCGACAAGGTGCAGCAGAAGCCGAAAGTCATGGACGAGGCGATGCGCGAGGCCGCCTATGGATTGGCGCGCAAAGTCGACACCGCTCTCGCCGGAATGCACTCCGACACTCCTGCCGCCAACAAAATCGGCGGAGATGGCAGTACCGCCAAGCTCGGCTTGGTACTGACCGCTGGCTCGGCTCTGTACGACTACCTTGTCGACCTCAAGGTCATTCTTGACCAGAACAACTGCCCGGACGATGGACGCCGGTGGGTGGTCGTGCCCGCGTGGGCTCATGGAGCTCTGCTCAAAGACTCGCGCTTCATCAACGCGACCGAAATGGGCAACACCATTCGCTCCAATGGCTTGATCGGCAAGGCGGCTGGTTTCAACGTTCACCTGTCGAACAACGTCACTGATGACGGCGAGAGCGTTAAAACCTACCGCATAATCGCCGGACACCCAATGGCTGTGAGCTTTGCCGGTCAGATTAGCGGCGTGGAAGCCTACCGCCCCGAACTCCGTTTCGCAGATGCGGTCAAGGGTCTGCACGTGTGGGGCTACAAAGTCGTTCGCCCTGCTCTGCTTGCCACTCTCTATGCCAAGAATGCCGCCCAATAGGAAGGTGACAAATGGCTAACGCAACGAAAGTAACCCTGAATTCTCTGGCAGTTGATACCGCAAAGACCGACTGTGCCGAGAGTGTATTGGACACCGGAACTGCGGCTGTTACCCTGCCCTTGACTGTGGCAGGTGACACCCATAACGTTCTTTTGAAGTTCGAGAACAACGCACTTGCGGCTGACAAAATGACTGTCGAAATTCTGGCTGGCGCTACCCCTCCGGCGTTTCTAGGAAGTCTTGGCGCCCTGTCTATTGAACTTTCGCAGAATGGCATTGCTTATGTGGTGCTTGATTCTGCACGGTTTATGCATGCGGACGGGAAGATTAAAATTAAGTCAACCCCTGCCGAAAATAAAACCCAAACGCTGAAAATCACAGCATGGGAATTGCCCAAATAAGCTGATCTCGGGGTGGGTAGGGTGCCGTCCTTCATCCTGCCCGCCCCGAATCTCAAAAGGAATAGGAGATTGCGAAATGACCAGAGAAAGTTTAGCCGACCTAATCGCGCTCGTGAGGCAGTACATCGGTGACGGTAGTTCCGACCCGAGAGACTGGACATTCCAGGACGAACAGATACAAGCACACCTCGACCAGAACAGAGCATATCACGACAACGCGGAGCTCGACCCATTGGGTCAGGCTGGCGACACAAAGTTATTCAGCTCAACTATCAAATTCTGGGACTTGGGTGTGGTAGTACGCGACCCGGACGCGGACGGCTCACAGCTCGCGCTTGATTACGAGGCGTCAAACCTTATCGCCGGTCATTTCGTGATTACCGACAACGCTCCAGCCGCCGCTTATGTGAGTGGCTGGAGTTACGACCTTTACGCCGTT